TACGTGAGCGTGCCCGCGGGGATGGCGCTGCCAGCGCCGACCGCCTTGTTGAAGTCGAAGACGCCGGTGACGGCGATCGATCCCAACTGGCCCGCCTTGATCGGTGCCTGCGTGACGCCGATGAGGTCGGCCTGCACCACCACCGCGCCGACGAGCACGTCAGCGCCGGGGGTGTAGTCGATCGAGCCGCCTTCCTGAACGAACTTTGCTGGTCCTGAAGCCATGCCTGAACCTCCATCTGTTGGTGGGCCATCGGTGTCGATGCCCGATTGCTGATCGATGCCGCTCTGAAGGTCGCCGGGGAGCTCTTCGCCGAGCCCCCCAGCGCCTGTGCTGACCTGCCCGGGCATGGCTTACACCTCGCCCTTGCTCTTGACGCCGCCGCGCGGGTCCTGCAGGTTGACGCCGAAGTCGTGGTACCCACGCATCCGGATGCCGAGCATGTTGAAGTCCGCGTCGGACGTCTCGACCGTCGGGGCTTCCTGGCCGTTGAGGAACGCCATCTCGATGACCGGCAGGTCGCTGGGGTCCGCGAGCAGATACCACGCCTTGGCCGAATTGCCGGTGTAGAGGGCGTTGGAGAGGTAACGGCTGACCTCGATGCGGAACTTGCCCTGGTGCGGGTTGGCGACGGGGAACTTGGTGTTCGCGGTCGTGTCCCGGAGCTCGACGCTCTTGTAGAGCTGCGTGCCCATCGCCGAGAGCGCCGTGGGCACCAGCAGGATCGCGGGCATGACGCCGGTGGGCTTGCCATCGGAGTCCACAAGGTCCATGAAGGCGACCTCGCCCTTGGTAAGGCCATCGATTCCGAGGGCGGTGTCCGCGCCCGAGATGAAGTTCTTGTTGCCGGCGCTGAAGAACGCGGCGTTGTTCATGAACGCCGTCCAGAAGACGTCGTTGATCTTCAGGCCCGAGCCACGGCCGAGCTTGCGGGGCACCGTGGTGATCGCGCCGAGGTCGTCGTTGATGATGTCGCGGCGATCGATCGAGAGCATCAGGCCGTAGGTGTCGGCCTTGTTGGTGTACGTCTCTTCGCCGAGCGTGCCCTGCTTGAGCTCGCCGCCGGGGGCGACCTGCTCGTACTGGTCCTTGCCGACCAGGCGATAGCTGGTGACGGTCTTGAAGTCGCTGACGTTGCGGACGGCGCAGATGCTCCGCCACACGCGCTCGACGCTGAAGAAGCCCTCGAGCAGGAACTTGTTGGCGACGTTGGAGAGGATGCCGCCCACATCGATGGTGGTCATGCCCGCCTCGATGCCGCGTCCGAACGCGGCCTCGAGCACGCGGCGGCTGTCGCGGAACGTGCGGCCCGTGTAGCCGTTGGCGATCGCGGCCTCGAACAGCAGCTCCTGCAGACCCAGGCCGCCCTTGAATCGCTTGGCGGCAATATCCATCGCCTGCTCCGAACAAACCTTCTCGATGCCTTCGAGCTTGGCGCTCTGGAAGCAGGCCGCTTCCAGCACCTCGCTGGTCACGCCGTAGTCCGCGGGTGGACCACTTGGGGCCTTGGGGCGGCTGGCACGCAGGACCTCGAGCTCGGTGCGCGTGGCATCCCAGTTGTCGCGGATGGCCTGGGCCTCGATGCTCGTGTGCTTGCTGCCGCAGACCTTGCGGATCGACTCGATGCGCGCCGTCTCGGCGAGCGCCGCGGCACGAACCTGCTCGGGCGTCTGCTCGGTGCCGGTGACGGCAGGGGTCGAGGACGGTGAGGAGATGGGATTGGAATCGTCGGCCATGACGCTGGGCTCCTTGAGAAGACGCGCGGCGATGCTCGCGCTGGTGCGGCCGTCTGCGCCGAGATCCACGAAACTGATCTCGCCGAGTGTGGCCTTGCGGACGACGTAGACCGGACCGCTGAGGTCCTGGCCGTTGACCGTCGCCTTCTGGTTGTCCTTGATGAACTCGAACTCCTCGACGCTCGCGCCGACGGAAGCTTGCCAGGGGAATCCGTTCCGGCTGGAGGCCACGACCTCCTTGGCGGCGGGCGTGTCGCGGGAAATCACGCCGGTGGCGATGAGCTGACCGGCTTCCACGCGGATGCTGTCCGTATGGCCGACGCCCGAGAGCGGGTCGTGGCCGAAGCGGATGGGACGTGCCTGCGAGGGCACCCCCAGGCCCGCGAGGTCGATCACCACCGGGGCGCGCCAGCCACCGACGCGCATCGCGCCGCCGGTGTACGCGACCATCTTGAACCGGGGCAGCGGCGCGCTCTGGCCGTCCGCCGCGGCGGCGAAGGTGATGTCGGCGGTCGCGGTAAACGTCAGCGCGGGCAGGATCTTCATGGAGTCAGTCGGCACTGGCACTGGCGGTCTCCTCGTCAACGGTGTCTGCGGGGTCGGCGTCGTCGTCCGGGGCTGAGGGCTTTGGCGTGCTCGTCGCCGGTGACGCGGCGGCGGGCGAGAGCCCCAGCTCGTTCATGAGCGCGAGCTCTTTGGCCCGCTGGCGGAGCTCTTGCTCCCAGTCGCGGCCCTGCCGGGCGAACTCGACGGCGAGCGTGGTGGTGTGGTTGGCCAGGCGCGTGGCCTGGGCGCTTGCTTCCTTGGCGGGATCGACGTGCTCGACGCCATCCCAGAACCAAGCGTGCTCCGGCAGCGTGCGTGCGATCGTGCGGAGTGACTGCGGGAGCAGCCCCTCGACCAGCACCGCCTCGTTGAGCCACGCTTTGAGGATGCGGTCGAGCACGGCGAGCTGCATCTGGTGCTGCTCGACGCGGATGCTCTTGAAGTACACCTGGTGGTCCAGGCGGCCGCTGGCGTAGTTGTACCCCGAGGAGTTGCCAGCCGCGACATTGAACGGCATGTTCAGACAGCGGGCGATCTCGTTGAGGATCTCGCGCTTGAACTCCCCAAAGGTCGTCGTCGGCTGCTCGGCGTGGACCTGCCCGAGCTTCCATCCGCCAGGCAGGACGGTCGCCAGTCGCTGCTCGAGCTCCACCTCGTCCATCGGCTCCAGCGGATCGGCCTCGCCGTTGGCAGGCGCGTCGGTGTAGATCACGGCGGCGAAGTTGGCGGCGGTCTCGGCGGCGGCGATGGTCGCGAGCGTGTATCGACGGAGCTGCGCGAACAGCGGGAGCGCCGGCGTGATGTCGGGGATGCCGCGGAGTTGGCCCGGGCGATCGGCCTGGTAGTAGTGCACTACCGATGCGGCGGGGAGCGTGTCGTACGCCATCAGGTCGTCGGCTGGGGCACGCAGAGCGCTGTTGTCGCCGGGGTGCCGCTTGAGCACGCGGTACGCGGAGGGGTTGCCCCACTGGTCCAGCAGGATGCCGTCGAGTTCATCGCTCCGGCCACGCCGCATGAGGGGCGAGCAGACCTGGTCGGCCTCGATGAGCTTCACGTCGAGCGAGACCTGGGACAGGACGCCGGGGTTGTTCACGAGCAATGCGAACGCCTCGCCGGTCTCGGCGCGGGCCATGCGCATGGTGCGGAGCTTGCCCGGTAAATCGACTGCCCGCGACCACTGCTCAAACGCGTCCTCGATGCGGGCGTTGGCCTCGGCGTCGCCGGTGAGCATCTGCAGCCGGGGACCGGTGCCGATGGTGTCATTGGCGAGCGTGAGGACGATGCCTTTGGCGTAGCTGTTGTTGGCGACCTCGTAGCGGGCCCGGTTGCGGAGGACGCGACGGACCTCGGGATTGATGGCGGCATTCGGCGACAGGCCGTCTGCGTTCGCCCAGTGCTTGCGGTTGTCGGCGGTCGTCTGCGCCGAGTCGAACTTGGCGACGACCAACCGGCGGCCGTCGCGCGACCCGCGTCCGTGCGAGTCGGGGGGGCGCGACGCCGTCGGGGAGGGAGAGGCGGCGAGAGTTCCGCGTGGGGGGGCGACCCGGCTCATGATGTTGGCGATGGCTTTCAGCATGAGTTGGTCAGACGGAACCGGGGGGCACGATCTTGGCGAACTTGATGCCGAGGCCGGGCTTCCTCGCGGCGTCCTTGGACGCGAGGAAGCGGACGACCTCGATCTGGTCCTTCAGCGGGTGCTGCTCGACGGACTGCCCGTCCACCGACGCCTTCGCGGGCTGCGACGCGGCGTCGCGGATGGCCTGGTCGAGGTTGGGGGCAGGATCGGGCAAGGTGCAGTTCTCCATAGAGCACCTAACCCGTTGCACTCTCTGATCCCGAACCGCGTGTACCGAATGCGCGAAGTTGTTCCACCGGTAGAACCCGGCCGGCTCGGTTACGCTCCGAGCCGTTCGGTGGTCGTCACGCGCCGGCCGCAGTTCCGGCACGCGCGACGGCGGCGGATCACGCCTCCAAGTGCCGCACGGGTGTAGAGCACCTCGAAGTGACGACACCCGCACTTCGGGCACGCCAGCCCCTTGCTCTGGCTCGCGCTTCGTCGTGGTGCTGGCTTGGGCTCGCTCATCGCTTGCCTCCTCGCAGTTGCGAGAGCTTCAGCCGCGGCCGCGCGACCACCTTGGCGTCGGTCCCGAAAAGCACCGCTCCCTCCATCGACGCCGCCACGGCGCAGCCGACCAAGCAGTCCAGCCAGTGGTTGTCGAGGCCCTCGACGCGGAGCTTCCACTCGTCGACGGTGCGGCCACGTCCTTCGGTCCGCACCCGATACTCGCTCGTCAAGTGCTCGGCTAGCAGGCGATGGTGCTCCGGCTTGTGGCCGAACAATGACAGCCCTCCCGGGTCGCCCATAGGCACCGCCAGCCGTGCATGCACGAATGACTTCCAGAAGTTTGTGTCGAAGAGCACGTGCCGCACAGCGCGTTTGCCGGTGACCACCGGGACGCGCCAGTTCAGCCCAACCCGCTCGCCCCGCTTGCGCTTGTAGTCGCTGAAAGGCAGACTGCTCGCGCCAACATAGCGGCCGTGGCTGGGCGTGAGCACGCTGGCGTGCGGACTCTGGCGGCAGAACTGGTACACGACATCGGTCGACGATCCCCAGTTGGCGTCAATCAGGCAGCGATCGATCCGCACCATCGCTCCGTCGTCCCGTCGCCACTCGCGAGCAATCGTCTGTTCGATCAGACGCTCCAGCCCGCCGTAGATCGCACCCTCGACGCCGGCGCGGGGAGAAGCGGCCCCGAGCGTTCGCTTGATGTCGCGGAGCGTGAAGTACGCCTGCGTCTGGTCCGGCTCGGTGCCGTAATCGATGACGTGCCCGGTGAAATCGTCCTCCCATGCGGCCACGAGGTAGAACAGGGCCTTGCCCTGCACGTCTACGAACATCGTCAGGTGCGAGCAACCCAGGGGAACCAGCCCGCGGGCGTGGCCGTCCACTTTGGCGGCGATCTGGTCGGCGCTCAGCAGGTCGTCGGCGACTTCGACCTCCGGGAGCGGCTCGTTCTGGTACTCCGCGAAGAACGCCGCCTCGTTCTGCAGCCGCAGGTTCATCGCGTGCTGCACGGCCGACAACTCGTCGTGGTTGAAGCGCTCGGGCCACGCGATGACCGCGCCGGAATCCATCTCCGCGCGATGGGCCTTGTAGAACGCCGTCGCCTCCGCCCCGCCCCGGTCGGCCTTGAGCCCCTCGGCGCGCAGCCGGGCGTACTCAGCCCATAGCCGGTCGGCCGTGGGGAACGAGTACACCATCTTCGTCCGCTCGCCCTGCCACTGCGGGTGCTTGTCCCGATCGAGAATGCGATCGGCCAGGTCGTCGGGCCGGACGACCGTCAGCGTCATGAGCCCGGCGATCTTCCGGCCTGGACCGGCCAGCCCCAGGATCGCACCGGCAAGGATCCGCTCGCGGTTGGCGCACTGCGACGGCGAGCGGGCGCTCTCGTCGGTCTGCGGGTCGTCGATCAGCACCAGGGAAGGACGCACACTCACGCCGTCCACGCGCTTGTGCTTCATGCCGCGGATGCGGCCGGTGATCCCGGCGACGCGGATGATCGCGCCCGACGCCGCCGAGCCCGGGATGGTCGGCAGCACGATCTCCCGGGCTGTCCAGCCGATGTGCGTCTGCTTGCCTTGGTAGAGCTGCCCCGAGGCCCGCTGATGGATGCCTTCGAGCGAACGGATGGGATGACAGACCTCCGGGAAGTCCGCGCCGAGGATCTCGCTGTTCTCCAGTTCCGCCTTGATCGACTCGAGCATTCCCGCGGCGTGCTCCTCGTCCGAGCCGATCAGCGCCACGAACTCCCGGTGCCCGTACAGCAGCGCCCACAGGCACGCCACCTCGCACAGGCTCGTCTTGCCCGACCCGCGCGGCATCGCCATCGCGAACAGCCCGCCGTCCAGCACGGCCTGCTCGATCTTGGCGATGACCTTCAGGTGGTCGTCGGACCACTTGAGGTGAAACGTCTGCCCGAAGTACGTCTCGCAGAAGTACCGGAAGTCCTTCGCGGCCCGGGCACGCCGCGCGGGGTCACCGACGGGAGGCAGGTCGCCGATGTCGCGGCCCGACAGCGAGAGCATGGCGTTGCGGAGCCGGGCCCGCTCCTTCATCGCCTCGTAGCCCGTGAGCCCCACCCCCTCCCCGGGCGTGCGGGCCGCCTCGGCCAGCGCCTCGTGCCGCGTCGTCACCAGCCATGCGACGTAGCGGAAGAGGTCAACCTTGCCCGCGTCTCCATCCGCCGCGACACGGAACCCCGCGCGCGTGCGGTGCCGGTGGAGCTGCCGCTCGCTGATCACCTCGCCCAGCGGCGTGCTGTTGAGCAGCCGCGCGAGTTCGCCGGGCTTGAGTTGGCGCGGGTCAATCGCCACCAGCACCCCCTACAGACATCTCCTTCACGAGCCACGCGGCGTAGTGCACGAGGTTGATGGTGCCGTTGGCGTTCGTCGGCGCGCCCGCGTCGATGTCGGCGCGGAGCATCTCTTCGGTGATTGGCTTGCCGCTTGCTCCCCCGATGCGCGTGAGCACGCGGGCGGCGTCCGCGACGCCAAGCGCGGCGGGGTTGAGCCGGGACATGCCCTGTCCCGACGCGGCGTTGGGCCCGGAACTAGGCGCGTGTTCGGGAGTCATCGCGGACCTCCCGCGCACAGTTGCCCACATCGCGGACGCAGTTGCCCACATGTCGCAGAATCATCGAGAAATGCAGGCCGAACGCCTTGCCTGTTCCCCACCAGCCGGCCAATGTGTGTCACACGCGAGCGGGAACAACCAAACCCCCGCACGCGACGGAGACCACGAACATGGACGCGACTACGAAGACCACGATCGACCTCACCAAGACCCTGGCCAAGGCCGGGTTCCGAATCCCCGCGATCGAACTCCACACGCCCGACGGACGCTGCTGGAACATCGCCACGGTCCCCGCCGGTCGCGGCCGCCTGCCGACGGGCGCTTGGGGGCCGCGGGCCGGATCGCTCGGCGGCTTCCGGCTCTTCGAGATCGACCGCGAGAACGAAGACGCCCCCAACGAGCACGACGCAATCGACGGCGATACCTGGACCGCCGACGAACTGGTCGACTACCTCCGGGCGGTCGGCCAGCCCAAAGACACGACGAGTTGGGACCGCCCCAGCGACAACCGCCCGACGACCTGAAGCCCGCGTAACGCGGGCTTCGCTGTTTACCAGAGACCACCAGCACCCCCGACCCCAAGGAGCACGACCATGACGAAGCGCCCCCCCAAGACCACGAAGCCAGAACCGACCGCCGCAGAGATGTACGCCGCTCGCCGCAGCGACATCGCCCGCCTGCTCGACGTCCTCGACATGGAGTTGAACCGCCACGACCAGGTTGCCAAGACCCACCCGTCCGACTGGGGCTTCGCGGGCAACCTCGGCAAGATCCGCAGCGACCTGATCGACCTCATCGCCTTCACAAGCGGGATGGAGCGGCCGGAGGTTGAGCGATTCCTGGATGACGAGTGACCACCACGCGGCGTCGCGGGGAACCGCGACGACCACGCTTCCCCGCCGCAGCGTGCGGCGGGATTCCGCACGAGACAGAAGGAGTTCGACATGGCACGCAAAGGCACGATCAAGAACATGGGCAAGGTCCAGCGCGAGATGGGCGACGCCCGCAAGGCCCGCGCGGCGGCGAAGGCCGCCCCGGACGCCAAGGCGTCCAGCACGGAGCGCCTCCGAAAGGCCGCGCTCGCCGAGATCAACGGCCGCCTGGCTGGCGGCAAGCAGGATCACGAGGTCCCCAGCGAGAAGGAGACGGCCAACAACGCGAACGTGGAGGCGACCGCTAAGGGGAAGAAGGCCAAGAGCGAGAAGCCACCAAAGACGGCCAAGGCCCCGAAGCCCGCGAAGGAAACCAAGCCCAAGCGCGTCAGCGCCCTCGACGCAGCCGCGCAGGTGCTTGCCGCGAGCGAGGTGCCGATGCGGGCCAAGGAGATGATCGCCGCGATGGAGGCCAAGGGCCTGTGGCGCTCCCCCGGCGGTAAGACGCCCGAGGCCACGCTCTACGCCGCGATCATCCGCGAGATCGCCGCCAAGGGAACGGCCGCCCGGTTCAAGAAGCACGAGCGCGGCGTCTTCGTCGCCGGGAAGGGAGCCTGAGCCATGACCGCGACGCCCGCCCCAAACCGCGAAGCGCAACTCGAAGCCGTGCTCCAGGCCGCACTCTACCTGCTCGGCGCTCGCCAAGACCAGATGCTCACCATCGAGGAGTGGACAGACCTGGCCCGCGCCGTCGCCGCGTGCCAGGATCGGAAGACCGCCGACTACCTGACCGAGCATGACCTCGATGACATCGCCGAGCGCTACGCCCTCGAATGGGACGAAGCGACCGACGGCCCCCTCCCGACCCTCGACGAGTGAGGCACACATCACGCCTTGCTCCCAGCCGCGACGCGTGTCGCGGCTTTCTCTTCGGCCACACCCTTCGCAGGCAGTCGCTCCGCCTTGCGGCCCGTGAACTTCTCCCAGCGCTGCACGATGACGTCGCAGTAGAGCGGGTCGAGTTCCATCAGGTACGCCCGCCGCCCGGTCATCTCCGCGCCGATGAGCGTGCTCCCGCTGCCGCCGAAGAGGTCGAGCACGTTCTCGCCCGGCCGCGACGAGTACTCGATCGCGCGGCGGGCGAGTTCCACCGGCTTCTCGGTGAGGTGAACCATGCTCTGCGGATTCACCTTCTTGATGCTCCACGTGTCCGGCACGTTGTTCGGTCCGAAGAAGCGATGCGCAGCGCCCTCCTTCCAGCCGTAGAAGCACCACTCGTGGTTGCCCATGAAGTCCTTGCGCGTCAGGACCGGGTGCTCCTTGATCCAGATCACCGCCTGGCTGAAATACAGCTCCATCGCCTTGAGCACCGGCGGGTAGTTGGCGCAGTTCGCGTAGCCGCCCCAGATGTAGAACCCGCCGCCGGGGATCAGCACGCGGGCGATGTTCCCGAACCACGCCCCGAGCAAGCGGCCGAACTCCTGGTCCGACACAAAGTCGTTGGCCAGCGGCCGGTCCTTGGCCCGGAGCTTCTTGTGCGTCGGCTTGGACTTCTCGGGGTAGCGGTGCAGGTCCGCCGACTGCTGGTCGCCGGCGCTCGCGTCCTTGCGCTGCGCCATCGTGAACGATGACAGCCCGGCCGCGATCGCGTTGTTGCTCCGGGGCTCGACCTTCACGTTGTACGGCGGATCGGTGTTCACGAGGTGGATCGGTTGGCCATCCAGCAGTCGGTCCAGGTCCTCGGGCTTGGACGAGTCGCCGCACATCAGGCGGTGGTTACCCAGCACCCAGATGTCGCCAGGGAGGGTGGTCGCGGCGTCGGGTGGCGCGGGCACGTCGTCGGGGTCGACGAGTCCCTTGGTGCCGGCGGGAGCCATGATCGCCGCGAGGTCCTCGGCGCTGAAGCCCAGCAGCGCGAGATCGAAGTCGACGCCCTTCAGGTCCGCCAGCTCGATGGGCAGCAGTTCCATGTCCCACGAGGTCAGGGACGCGACCTTGTTGTCGGTGATGCGGAGGGCCTTGACCTGGTCGGGCGTGAGGTCGTCAGCCCGGATCGTCGGCACCTCCTTGAGCCCGAGCTTTCGCGCTGCGCGGAGTCGCGTGTGCCCGGCGATGATGACGCCGTCGGCGTCGATCAGGATCGGGATCTTGAAGCCAAAGGCCTCGATGCTCTTAGCGACCGCGTCGATGGCGGCGTCGCTGATGGTGCGGGGGTTGCGGTCGTACTCCTTGACCGCGTCGATGGGAAGCTTCTCGATGTTCACAGCGATCTCCGTTCGGACGCGCGGCGGCAAGCGCCATCGCGTGGGGCGTCGAGGTGGCCCGCCGCACATGCGGCAGGTCCGGGGATGGCTGGATCGCTGGTTGGCTGGATCGCTCGGGCTTACGGGCCCGTCCGGGGGCGCTCAGCGCCCCAGTTCCCGCCCGCTACTGGCCCCGCCCGTTGGCCACGGGTCCGCCCACGTTGGCCCACGTCGCGTTCTTGGCGGGGCGGCGTACCAACCCCGCCACGGGGCCGCCCGGCGTTCGGACGGGCGAAACAAACTCTGTCGCCAAGCGCGGCTGTTCCCGCGGGCAAAGCGACGCGATTCCTGGCGGGAAGGAACCATGCCCCTCAGGTTTCCCCCTTGGTAGGCTTCCGGCTGTAAGGCTCCCACTAGGCGCAGCGCGGCACGCGACCTGCATGGGCGAACTCGTCGGCGGGCTTCTTTCACCTTGTTTCACCATTTCACCCCCCCCCTCGCGCAGACACACACAGACGCGCACGCGGGGGTGGGGGAAAGAAGGTGAAAGAGGGAAAGAAGTGTGTGTATGTGTCTAGAGCCCGCATTTTGCCCCCTCTTCTTTCACCCTTCCTTCACCTTCTTTCTCCGCCAAGCGGTAGATCAGCGCCGACCGGCCCGCCGTCGACTCCGAATCCACGAGCACGTCCCCACGCTGCACGAGCGTGTCGACAAGGTCGTGGAACGAGCGGGAGTCCATCTTCATCCGCTTGAGCAGCACGCTGTGCGGCAGCGCGCCGCCCGGCGCTTCGCGGATCTTCCGCATCGCGCGAAGGGCGAGGTCATCGAAGGGCGTCTCGGCCGCGTGGTTGGCGGCCATGAACAGCATCCGCCTGGTCTGGTGCATGACGAGCCGCGTTGCCCACCGCACCGCCTCGACGCCAATCGCGGGCTCCACGTGGTTCTCGCTGACGGCGTAAAGCAGCGCCAGCTTGCGGGTCTGCTCGCTTGCACGCCCCCACACCGTCGTCGCGACCGCGTCGCGACGGGTTTCAGCCTCGCCGTACGCATCCTCGGCTGCCCGGCGAAGCTCGACGAGCAGCCCCCGGGCTTCGTCGGTGTGCGGCACAATGCGCGGCGTTGGATGGTCGTTGGCGAGGTTGCCCGGGCCTGGCCGCAGGTCCGACCACCACTTGGCCGTTGCGAGCACGCGCTCGGGCAGATCGCTGACCGTCGGCTCCTGGCCGGGGCCGCGCGGGCCGGATTCCAGGATCAGCATGCGTGCGAACAGGCCGTTGGTGAGCATCCGCTCGGACAGCGCCGCGTAGTAGTGGTTCGGGATCGCCGTTCCGAAGAGCACCAGGCACGGCTGGTTGATCGCGCCCGGCTCGCCCTGCCCAGCCTTGCGGCGCATCGGGAAGACCGAGTTGGAGGCCGAGTACATCGTCAGCAACGTGCCCATGATCGACTCGAACCGCGCGTCGCGGGCACGGTTGATCGACTGCAGCAGCCCGTCGATCTCGTCGGTCTGGAAGAGCATCGACGGCGTGCCGTGGAGCGCGTCCTGCACGCCTTCGCCGGACGCGAGCCGGTCGCCCAGCCCCGTGCCGAGGCCGACCTCCCGGAGCACGCGGGCGTTGATCTTGCGGGGCCAGTCCTTGCCCGAGGACGAGTGCGCCAGCCCGAGCAGGTACATGTTGGTGCGGTTGTCGCCGGGGTCGCGGACCTTCCGGCCCGCGAGGAACGCCTGCAGGGCCAGCGCTCCGCAGAACGCGAGCGTCTGGCTGGGGTAGGGCGCGGTGGCGAGGCAGTAGTCCATCACCTCCCCGACGAACCCGGGGACTCGAAGCGCCTCGGGCGGGAGCAAGCCCGGGTCGTCCGGCGGCGTCGGCGTCGGCGTATCCACCACCGCCGGGCGAGCCCGCACGACCAGGCGCGACAGGTCAACGCCGCCGAGGTTCTCGGTTCGATCGGCGTCGCGCAGCCAACCGTGCGGACGGTCGTGAGGCTTGCTCGCGGCATCGCTGACCTTGTGCCGCAGTTCCTTCTCGCTCCACGGCGGCTCGCACCGCGGGTTGTACCGATCCCACAGCAGCGAGAACGCCGCCTCGGGATCGAGGCCAAAGCCGTGCACCATCGCCGTCGCCGCGGCGTACGTCTGGCTGTGCCCGCCCGAACCGGAGATCGCCGGCGGGATGCGGTCGAGGTACGCCGCGGCACGCCGCAGCAGGTCGTCGCCCGCTCGGAACGTCGGCGTTCCGAGCGCCTCCGGCTGTGAACGCGGACGTTCTTTGCGCCCGTGCCTGGCCTCGGTCACGGCCTCGGCCAGCGCCGCGACAGCGGCGGCCAGTTCCCCGGCATCGACCACGGCGGGTTCGCCAACGAGCGGGTCGTAGGGCTCCCCGCTGGGATGGATGCTCGGGCCGACGACGGTCTGAGCCCCGGTGCTCCGCAGCTCGACGATCATCTTCTTGGACACCGGGTCCTGGTGTTTGCGGGTCTTGATCCCCTCGCAGATGTACCACCAGTGCGACGCGGGCTTGCCCGGCCGTCCGGACATCGCGCCCGTCGGCGGCAGGAACTTGGGCGCGAGCGCCACCGCTTCCTCGCAGTCGAGGTCGACATCCACCAGCCACCCGCTCGGCTCGCCCAGGAGCACGCCGATGTTGCCGGTGCCGTTGAAGTGCGCTGGTAGGTCGCTCTCGGAAAGGCGCAGGTCCGTCCACCCCTTGAGCACGGGTATCTTCTTCCGCGCCGGCACAGGAATGACCGCGTACCCGCGTGCGAGGTACGTGCGCGCCGACTCGAGCAAGATGGAGGATCCATCGCTCATCAGAAGGGAATCTCGTCTTCGGGGATGCCGTACGTCATGCCCGCGGGCTCCGGCGGCCGGTCCGGCAGGCCTTCCTCGCTGTCCAAACGCGGCGGCTTGTCGCCGAGCACGTGCTGGGTGACACGCTCGAACTGGTTGCCGGCCTTCTTCTCAACGGTGATCGAGAGCGTCGGGGCGAGCGCCCCGGCCTTGGCCATCTCGACCGCTTCCTCCGTCCCGCCGGGCACCGGCTCGACCGATCGTGCCCGCCACCAGGCTTCTGCCTTGGTTCGCGCGTATCCGGAGTGGTCGAAGCAGACCCACTCGCGGAAGAAGCGGTTGAAGCCGATGCGGTACTCGACGCGCATGGTCAGGGGCGCGGAGGGATCGCTCCGCTTCATATGGACGTGATACGTCGTCTCGCTGACGCGGTGCTCTTCCCGGGTGGTCTGGCCGCTGAGGATGCCCTCAGTGCTCGCCTTCGCCTCGTGCTGTTGGCGGTTGGGCTCGGGGAACTGGTGGCCACACTGCGGGCAGGTTTGGTAGCCCGCCGCAATCAGGGCCTGGCAGTTCGGACACTCTTTCGCCGGCGCTTCGCCGTCACCACGATCGTCGGTGGAGATGCGGATAGCGTCGACCGGCCCGTGCCGCAGCACATTGCCGCCGAAGTCAAGCACGAGACAGTCGGTCTTGCCAGGGTGGAGCCGGAAGCCTCGGCCCACCATCTGGTAGTACAAACCAGGCGACATGGTCGGCCGGACCAGCGCCACGCAGTCGATGTGCGGGGCGTCGAAGCCGGTGGTCAGCACGTTCACGTTGCACAGGTACTTGAGCCCCCCCTCCCCGCCCGCTCGGAATCGGCCGAGGATCGCCGCCCGCACGCCGTCCGGCGTGTCGCCGGTGACGAAGCCGCACTCGATGCCGTGCTTGGCCTTGAGCACATCGACGATGTGCTGCCCGTGGCGGATGCCCGAGGAGAAGATCAGCGTGGCGCTGCGGTCCTTCGTGTGAGCCGCGATCTCGGCGCACGCGCCCTCGACGAGCCCCTCCTTGTCCATGAGGTCCTCGACCTCGCTGGCGACGAATTCGCCGGCGCGGACGTGCAAGTCGTCGGTGCTGATCCTCTGCAGCCCCGCCTTGGTCTTGAGCGGCGACAGGAATCCCTGCACGATCAGCTCGCGGACGCCGACCTCGTAGCAGACGTGGTTGAGGATGTTGTGGGGGGCGGGGGCGCAGATCGCGCCGGACTTCAGGCGGTAGGGCGTGGCGGTCAGCCCGATGACGCGGACGTGGGGGTTCACCACCTTCGCGTCGGCGATGAACTGCCGGTACATGCCGTCGTCCTCGGCCGGCACCATGTGCGCCTCATCGACGATGATCAGATCGACGGGGCCGAGATCGCACGCCTTCTTCCAGATCGACTGGATGCCCGCGACCGTGACGGCGTAGCCGAGGTCCTTGCGCTTGAGCCCCGCCGAGTAGATGCCCATGGGCACGTCGGGCGCGATGACGCGCAGCTTGTCGGCCGCCTGTTCGAGGAGCTCCTTCACGTGCGCCAGCAGCACGACGCGGCCGCCCCAGTGGCCGACCGCGTCGCGGCAGATCGTCGCGATGATCGGCGTCTTGCCCCCGCCGGTCGGGATGACAACGCAGGGGTTGTCATCCCGCTCCCGGAGGTGCGCGTAGACCCGGTCCACGGCCTCGCGCTGGTAGGGGCGGAGCTCGATGCGCGGCCCCGAGGTGGTCGCGGCGATCATCAGCGCGCCACCTCCTCGGGCAGGGGGAAGTGCTCTTGGGTCGCCGCGTACAGCCGGGAGATCGGCTCACCCTTGAGGAACGCGACGAGGGCCCGCTGCGTCTTGGTGTACCGCTCGTGCCCGGCCTGCCGCGAGTGTCCCGCCTTCTCGCACAGGAACTGGCGGAGCAGCACCACGGCCACGGACCCGCCCTCGGGCACCACGCCCGTGCCGAGCATCCGCGCAAAGTCGCGGAGCCGGTCGTGATCGCACGAGTAGTACGCCCGTCCGATGACGGCCCGGGTCGAGGCGCACCCAATCGCGCGCACGCGCGGCAGTACTTCGACCGCGAACTTCACCGCGGCGGCGTGCTTGCCCAGCGCCTCGGCCGCCTGGGCGGACGTCAGAGCGACGGGCCCGGCGAGCCCGCCGAGCATCGCGCGGAGCACGGCCATGTCCGTCGTGCCCACATCTCCGTGCCCGCCGCTGAGGCGCAGGACGTCGCAGAGCGTGCGGGGCTTTCCGCAGTCGATCGCCATCAGCGCCTCGCGGGTGACGTTGCGCCACACGTGCACCTCGACGGCCGTCTCGGACATCACCACCGCCCAGAGCCGGTGCTGGCCGTCGAGCAGGATGCCGCTGGGGTCGAAGGCGATGCCCTCGTGCGTCAGCTTCCACTCGCCGCTGGTCATGTCGCGGGCGAGGCGCTGGACGTGCGCGTCGCTGACCTTGCGGTTGCTGGTGTTGGCGTTGTCGAGCCAGTCCATCGCCATCGCGGGGGTCACCAGCACGCGGGTGACCGTCGGCCCGGGGCCGGAAGGGGGAAGCGTGGCGTTGCGTGAGGCGCGCCGGGCCCGCTCGACAGCGGTGTCGGCGGCGGCGGTACCGTTCAGGGTGAATCGCGGGGTCATCGTGGTCATTCGGCGTCTCCTTCAAGGCATTGGGTGAGTTCGGGGATCAGGGCGCGGACGAACGCCGCGCCCAACGTGCTCAGCAGGCTGCGGGCAGCCCACCGCGGGTCGTGGGGCAGCTCGATGGCCGTTTTCTTGCTTGGGGTGGAGTGCCCGCGGACGGGCGTCATCGCGGTCGGGGCGAGGCAGCCGCGGGTGCGAGCCGTGCTGACGGCGGTTCGGTTGCCGATGTTCTGGGTCTTCATGACGGCCTTGGTGCCGTGCTTGGTGGTGTACGCACGTTCGGTCTGCAATGGCTCACTGAGCGATTCGTTCAGTGAGTCTCGAACTCGGTTCACGAGATCAAGACTGACACTGCACCTCCGCGCGACTTCTCGATTGGACCACGGGTTCCCGCGGTCGTCCGTCGCGACCAGCTTGTTGGTCAGCATGGTCAGCACGGCCTTGCGCTTGTCGGCGTTGGTCCGTCGCAGTCCGTGCTCGACGTTGGCCGAAAGCGAGTGCAACACGGCGTCGCGCAGCGTGCCCTCGCGCACATTGGCGGCGATCGTCTCCCGCCCGCAGCTCCGGTGGGCGTGGAACCGGTGGAAGCCGTCGACCAGCCACAGATTCGCGCCGTCGCGGACCACCACCACGGGCGGGAAGACCGCGCCGTCGCGCAAGGCCTCGGCGTACTCGAGAACCGTCTCGTCAGAGATCGCCTGCCGCGGCTGCGTGCCGCCGTTGATCTTGAGGTTCGTAAGGCTCAGTTCTTCAATGCTCATGCTCGGTCTCCGATCCCTGATGAGCGATGGGCTCGATCACTATCAGCACCTTGCCGCCCGACGTCACCGGGCCGCGTTCAACCACCAGCCGATCGATCTGCGAGTCGTCGCGGTACGCCCCGCCCTTGGCCAGCGCGTCCAGTAGGGCCTTTTGCACGTTGTCGAGGTCGCGGCGACGGTTGTCGGGCGGACAGACGGTGACACGCACCTCCAACCGCCCGTTCATCCGCACCACCCGCCCACCCGCCATCGCCGCGAGGGCGGCGCACACGCGTGCGCGGTAGCGCCGCCCTTCGCGGCTCAGCACGGTCCTGGAGCCCATCCGCCGCCAGATGTGGTTCACGCTGGGCGGGTACGGGAGCTCGAGGACACGACCATGTGGGCTTGGGTGGCTTAGCGCTTCCAAGGGGGCGTCCCTCCCGGCCCGACGCCGACCGGAGCGCGACCGCTCACCGGCGACCCGCTCCCGCCCTTCTTGGCGTAGCCCTTGATGACGTTGGTGAACTCGCCGTTGTCGTCGCGCTTCTTCAGCCCGACGTTGATCTCCAGCGGGACGTTGTGCAGCTCGACCGAGTCCTTCGGCTGCATCACGCCGATGGCGCGGCAGATGGCCGAGAGCTCGCCGCGCGCGATCTTGACCGTCATCTCGCTCTTGTTCTCGAGGTTCAGACGGGCCCAGACCAGGCGGCCCTTGAACTCGCCGTCGATGATCTGGAAGGTCAGCTGCAGGTACTTGCCGCCCCCGGTCTTCGTCGGCTTGAGCTCCGACTCGGAGATGACGGCGAGGTACTTGCCCGCGGGGAGTGGATCGAGCGCGACGGACGGGTCGACCTGGTTGGCGTCGAAGTTGTTCAGCGTGGCCATGAGTCAGTTCCTTTGCGAGTGGTGATGGACGGATGAGGGATGGACAACGGCAACGGCGCTCAGGCCGCGCCGGCGGTGTCGGAGGTGGGGGCAGGTGCAGACGCCTCGGCGAACGGGTTCTCGCCCCGGGCAAACGCGCCGTAGACGCGGTAGTCGAGCGGGATCTCCTCGGGCAGACCCAGCCGGTTCTTGGCGACGTGCGCCGGCCGCTCGACGGTGCGGATGATCCGCTCGCCGGTGGAGACGCCGTTGTGCTTGGCCTTGTTGAAACCTTCGTCGACCTTGACGGTGTGGACCTTGTATGTGGCGAAGAGCACCTCGTCGGCCCACTCCTGCACAAGCGCGGACGCGAGCTTGTGCAGTCGCGGCGAGTAGCGGTCGTACGGCACGGTCTCGGGGTTCTCGAACTTCTCGATCTTCGCGTGGGCGATGAGCACGACGGTCATGCCTCGATCACTGCGAAGCGCGTCGAGCGCGCCGAGCACCGAACGCCACTTGTCGATGGCGAACGAGAAGCCCTTGGCGTAGCCGATCTTCTCGATGTTCTCGACGTTCTCGTCGGCGCACACCTCGGCCCAGATCAGGCGCTCGAGCCAGTCGAGACTGTCGATGACGACGGTGCGGTAGTCGTGGTCGGTCGAGTAGAGCGACTCGAGCGCCGCCATGACTTCACCGAGGCTGCGGGCCAGCGGGAACGACTCGCAGTCGATGTCGGCGAGGCCGTCCTCGGTGGCGACGAAGATGGGTTTCTCGGCCATCGCGCCGAAGGTGCTCTTGCCAATGCCGTGCGTGCCGTACAGCATCACGCGGCGGGGGCGGGCCTTGCGGCCCTTGCTGATCTGGTTCATGAGGGTGTGGAGGGTTGCGGATGAGGTCGTGGGCATGGGATCTCCGTGCTTGGGAAGTGAGGAATCGAGGTCGTGGGGCCAGATGTCGCGGGTGAACGCGCCCTGGCCGAGGCGGACGAGGGGGATGGGGCCGCTCACGCGACGGCGCTCGCGGGCACTTGGGCGGCAGCGCCGCCGCGCGGGTTCTTGTCGCCGGGTCGGCGGACGCTGAAGGCGTCGTCGCCGAACTCATGGATGCAGAAGCCCGTGAACACGCGCGTCACGGCGCGTCCTGTCTCCGTGTCGCCGTCGACGACGATCACGCGGCGTTCGCGGTCGATCGCGTAGCCCGCGTCCAGGCGAACAGCGGCCTCGCCCTGCAGGCACCCGACGGCCAGAATGGACAGAGCGAGGGTCTGCTCGACTTCGTCGATGTCGACGCGGTGCACGAACTCGAAGCGGTAGACAGTCCGGGGAGTGGCGTTCATGGTGATCTCCGAGGGCGGCAAGAAACGCGGTGCTGCCATAGAGCACCTAACCCGTCGCGGGGCGTGTTCACGAGAAATACTGATCAACATCTGATTTCTCGAAGCGATCGCGGACGCTGTTCACCGCGTACTCCAGCGTGGATCGCGGCGTGCGAAGCTGGCGCGCGGCCTCGGTCACCGACTCGCGGAGCAGCTGATCGCACACGCTGCGCTTCACGGCGTCGAGCGTTCCGATGACGGTCTCGACATCCAAGCGGATGCACAGAACGCGGAGATCGTCGGCGGGATCGATCGCATCGCTGCCGTCGGCGCTGACGGTCGGGCCCGGAACCCGCTTAGCCCGCTTGGCATCGCGGAGCATCTTGCAGAGCTTGGCGCGGACGACGCTCTCGACGAACGCCTCAGCGCTGCCGCGATTGGGATCAAAGCCGGGCCAGCGGACGACCACCTCCAGCAAGAGATCCTGCTCCAGGTCCTGCTGGCTGCCGGTCGCGGCGTCGCGGATGACGCGGAGGAGTTGCTTGGCCTTGATGCGAACGAGCGTCTTGGCGAACGTGAGGGTGGATGGATCGATGGCGCGGGTGGACATGGGCCGGACCTTCCTGGCATGGCCAGAAGGCCCCGGGGAGCGACAGGTCCGGCGTTGAGCTCACCGGGGCGGTTTCGTGGGATGCGGGCCTGTCGTCCCCGACTGGCGACTTGTCGATGGCGACGGGAGATTCAGGTCGCTGGCTCCGCTACAAACCGAAGCAACCCGCTGAGGATCAGCGGGTTACGCGTTCGTGGGCAGCGGAAAGAATCTTGAGAAAACCGCCCCGGCGTCATCGACATGTCGATCGCGTCAGTGGTCGGTCTCGGCGTGGAACAGCGTCGCCCAGCCGTTGCCTTCGATCCGGATCGGATCGCCGGCGATGCCGAAGAACGCCTGAAGCCTCTCGGCGAGCCGCTCGCGGCGCTTCTGGTTCTTCGGAGACGCCTCCGGACTCCGCCAGTCCAGGGTTCCCCGGCCCTTGGCGAACGCGTAGAGCAACGCCCACTGGACGTCAGGCTTGCGGGTTCTGGCCACTCCCATACCCATCGAGGCGAAGTCAAAGACCCCGGTCTGAGTCTTGACGCTCACTGACACCGTGTGCGCATCAGTGAATCGAATCCGCACATCGGACCATCGCGCCCCCGCGGGCGTGGCGAACCTCGGTGTGTCGGACCGCGCAGCAGCAATCTTGATGTGGCGACCCGCGAAGGTGGCCATCGATTGTTCGAGCGATGGCTTGGGCTCGAACACGCCCTCGCCCTGCCACGTCAGCGATTCGGCGAGCGTGATCCACGCCGACGACCGTCCCTCTACCACGCGGTTGAGTTCTTCGCTTGCGCCGGCCCGAGTGGGGGTTACGAGTACGAATGGCCGCTGCGAGAGCGCCGAGATGTGGCCGGCGCTGCGGAGCAGCGACTGCGCGTCCCGGTTCGTCGCCAAGTACACCGGGAACCGCTCGCCCTCCACCGGCACGTAGTCGCCCAGCCACCACAGCCTGTTGCCCATGCCGACGGAGGACGGGGTTCCCGTGAGTCCGAGCGCCGCGGCCACACCATTGAACAGTCTGTCGGCGTCGAGCTGCCACAGCACGATGTCTTCGCGACGGAGCGGCGCGGACTCGCACGTCTCGGGGTCGACCGCGACGATGTCGTCCTCGTCGTGGACCACCACCTTCCGCCCCTCAATCGTGCCCGGCCACGGCACCGACATGGCCAGCTCCTCCATCGGCCGCAGCAGCGGCTGGAGGAACTGGAGCTCGTCACCCATGTGCTCTCGCCAGACCGATCGCACGCCGGCCCAGCCCTGCACCCGCTCAAGCGACTGCCACAAGCGCATGGCCGCCTCCTTTCACGAACCCGCCGCCGCGCAGGAACGCTTCGATGAGATCGGCGTCGGTGTCGCGGGTGTACGTCGCGCGGTTGCCGTGCCGGATCGTCACCGGCCGCGGCTTGCGGCCGTCGGTGAATCGCACCTCGAACGTGGCGGCGCTGAGCAGCGCGTCCTCGGGGATCGACTCGCGGGCGTGCTCCAGCGCCAGCAGAACGTCGTCGGCCTTCTCGACCTTCCGCCGGTGGAACGGGCCGCCCACGTACATGACCAGCTCGATCAGTCGCACCGACGCCAGCCCGGTGATGTGCTTGCACGCGAGACTGTTCCGCCCCCCCGCGCCGCGGGCTCGGAGCGGCTCGAGGTCGTATCGCTCCTGATCAGCGGGAAAGAAGTCGGCCCGGCCGAAGATGTGCTGGCCGACGAGCTGGCGGTACGCGGCGCACTCGCCCTTGGTCGCGGCGTTGATCCGCAGCTCCCACGTCCGGCGGTCGAAGACGATCAGCCCGTGGGCCATGGGCCGGTAGCGCACGCACCCGGGCTTGCCGTCGTCGAGGCTGCCTTCGCGGCGGTAGGGGCCGCCGTGCCGCACGAGGAAGCGCACCTCGTCCCCATGGTCGAAGAAGAGCACCCGCGCCCCCGGCCCGCGACGACGGGCCGCGTACCAGGCCACGACGCCCGCCTCCAGCGCCGCGAGCCGCTCGTCGCCCGGCGTGGCCCATACCAGCGATGCGCCGGCAGCGGGGACAAACGTCTCGAAGGAGCGCCGGCGCGAGACCGAAATCTCGGTGTGGCACCGCCGGACCAGATCTGGGTTCTCAACCCAGACGCGAGCCGCGATGTCCGCCGGCGAAGCGTGGTCGTCCGGCAGCGCGATGCCCGCGGCCTCGGCGGCCGCCTGCAGCGACTCCATGCCCATGGGCGTGGCCATCTCGTGCAGATGCCAAAGAGCGTCGACCAACTCGACCGGCAGCCCGCCGATGTTGCTGAGCAGCGCGATCTCGACGCGCTCGACGTCGAGGCGCGACGGGTCCGTCGGTAGCATCACGCCGCCCGCGGCGAGGAAGGCGGCGTGCGGCCGCAGGAAGTCGATCAGGACGGCGGGGTCGACCTCCCGCAGCGCGTACGCGCTTGTGAACCGACGGAATAACAGACTGCTCATGAACCGGGCCTCCGCCTACGAGAAAGCCCCGGTCTCCACCCGGGGCGGTTAACCCGAGTGTATCCCAAACGATGTGGCAAAGCCGGTATTTGTCAGGGTCCGACAAGGAATCCTGATTCCGTCCACAACATCCGACAGTTACTCGGCTTGCGCAGCCTTGGCCCGCATCGCCACTACGCCGTCCGGCGCGGGGCCTGACACCATGTCGTCAGTCCGATTGAGCGCCCGCCAGAGCCGTCGCTGGGTCGCCCAGTCCGGCTGCCGGGTGAGCGGCCGCAGCTGCTTCTCGGTGATCCGATCCTTGCCGCTCTCGGGCGGCGCGAGGAAGAGCAGTTGCTCCTGGATGTCGGGCGCGAGATTGACCAGGTCCATGATCTGGCTGAGCCGCCCGCGGGTGACGTGGCCGAGCCGCGCGATCTCGGCGAAGTCCTTCACCTGCCCGCTCCGCACGAGCCAGTCGAAGCGGAGCGCCAGCGCCATGAGCTTGGCCACGCGCGGCACCCGCCGAGGTGACTGCCTCGTCACGGGCTTCGGCACGGGGATCGGTGGGTTGCTGACGCGCATCGTGCGGCTCGTGTTGACGCCGGTCTCGAAGCGGACCTTAAACGTGGCGCGATCGGGAAGACTCATGGCTTGCACTCCGCGGCGAGACGGGACGACTCGGGGTGGAAGACCAGCGTCACTTCGCCGGCCTTGCCGTCGTATTCGACGGTCTTGATCACCGAGCGGATCAGTTCGGAGCGCTCGCGCGTGCTGAGCTGGTCCCACAGCGGCTGGAACTCCGCGAAGGCTGCATCGACCTGGTCACGCCGCAGCTCGTGCTTTGCGGCGTCGGCGAGTTCCTGCTCGATCTCGCGGATCTGCTCGCCGATCTGCCGCGAGCGCTCCGCCACCTCCGCGAGTCGGTCGGTGTCGCTGGAGGCCCCGGCGCGGCGCTCGTCGCTGGCCAACCACCGGAACTCCCGCTGCAGCGTGGCACGGCGGTCCTCGAGCTGCTCCGCGAGCTCACGCGCATGGGTTCGGGCGCGGTCCAGAATCACGCCCACCAGTTCGCGGTCGCGGCCCAGGGCTCGCAGGCGCTCGACCACGAACGACTCGAGCGGCTCGGCGGGGATCGACTTGGACGGGCAGGTGTGGTATCCCCGGCTCTGGGCCGCGTGGCAGGCGTAGTAGCGGTACGTGCGCTTGCCCGCCTTGGTCGTGAAGGTGTGCGACATCGGCTTGTCGCAGTTGCGGCACCGCACCAGGCCCTTGAGCAGCCCGTGGTGCGCGTTGCGGACGTCGCTCCCCTTGTCGCGCCCGTTGGCCTCCAGGATCGTCGCCGCCCGCTTCCACAGTGTTGGCTCGATGATCCCCTCGTGCTCGCCCTCAAACAACTGGTCGTGGTGCTGCACCTTGCCGAGGTAGGAGACGTTGGTGAGGATGCGGTGGACGTAGGGGTTGGTCAGCGGCAGGCCGCCGACTTTGGTCCCGTCCTTCTGGGTCCAGCTCTTGGTCGTCCACCCGCGCTTGAGCGCCTCTTCGGTCGTCGCGCGTACCGAACGCGTCTCGATGTAGATCGCGAAGAGCTCCCGGACCCGGAAGGCCTCGTCGCGGTTGACGATGAGCTTCCCGCCCACCACGTCGTACCCGAGGATGGGCTTGCCGCCGAACCACTTGCCCTTGCGCCGAGTGGCCGCGATCTTGTCCCGGGTGCGCTCCGAGATGATCTCCCGCTCAAACTGGGCGAACGACAGCAGGATGTTCAGCGTCAGGCGTCCCATCGAGTGGGTGGTGTTGAACTGCTGGGTGACGCTGACGAACGAGACCTTCTTGCGGTCGAAGACCTCCATGATCCGAGCGAAGTCCAGCAGCGAGCGGCTCAGGCGGTCGACCTTGTAGACCACCACGCAGTCGACCTTGCCCGCGTCGATGTCGGCCATGAGCTGCTTCAGGCCCGGCCGCTCCATGTTGCCGCCGGTGTACCCGCCGTCGTCGTAGCGGTCGGGCAGGCACACCCACCCTTCGGACCTCTGGCTGCTGACGTAGAGCTCGCCGCTCTCGCGCTGGGCGTCGAGCGAGTTGAACTCTTGCTCGAGGCCCTCCTCGCTGCTCTTGCGGGTGTAGATCGCGCAGCGGATCAACCCGGGCGTCTTGGAGGTCGCGAGCGCATTCATGATGCGGCCTCCGCACCAACCTCAGCCGACGCCCGGTCCTTCGAGGCAATCTTCATCGCGTCGGCGAAGAACTTCGCGCCGTTCCAGTGGCTTCCGGTGATCGCGTTGGCCACCGCCGACAGCGAGCGGTAGACCTTGCCCTCGCACTCAAAGCCCTTGGGCAGCACGATCACGCTGTACGCCTTGCCCTTGTAGGTGCGCCACAGCGTCGACCCGGCCAACGGCACGTCGCTGGCCCGCTGGATGCGGAGCGAAGCGATGGCGTGCTTCGGGGACGGCGCGTCGCTGATCCTCGCGGGCTCCGCGATCCCGCTCGGTGCCTGCAGCCGCAGGTCTGCGTCGTCGGCCAACTCCGCCGCCCGCTGGCGGGCACGCTCCGAGAGGTCGCCCTCCGCGTCGGCCTGGAGCCGCCAGGCGATCCGCTTGATCAGATACGGGCGGTTGTTGCACCGCGTGGGCTCGCCGAAGAGCTCGCCGTACCTGGCCTTGAGCTGCGGCGTCTTGAGCGTTCCGAGCCGCTTCAGTTCTGCATGGATGTTCAGCGCCATGAAAGTCCTCCTGCCCGCTCGGCCTCGACATGGCCCGCGGCCGTGTCGGAATCGAGCGGGAGCGGACGATCAGGGCGATCATCTTCCGCAGGGTCAAGTCGAGAACTCTCGGGTTTTCGATGCTCCGCCGGCGCGATGCTGGCGGCCCGACTGGCGCGGACGCCGGCCCGGATCCGCTCCCGGTGCCAGCGGTGCACGGCGGCGGCAAGCGTGGTGATGACGACCTCCCGCCGCTGGGCGGCGGAGTTCAGAGGGTCCTGCTGGGACACGAACGGCTCCTTCGCGGGTCAACAGCAACCCGCCAAAGAGCAACTAACCCGTCGGAGGACGGAATCCCGAAGCCGCTGCAAACAAGGCGCAAGTCCTTCAAGGACAGCGGCTTCAGCAGTCCGAATCACGTAGCGTGAAACTTTTCGCCCACTCGGCCGTATACCGAGATGCTCAGTTCGTCCCTCGTCGGGAAAGCTGGCGAGAAATCCGGTAGATCAGGAATCCGATGAACGTCCTGATACGCCGGCCCCGGGGTTCATCCCCGCCCGCCTCCTTTGGGCTTTTGCCCGCCGGCTATCAGTCCGGTCTCGATAGTGGGATGTGGTCTCCGCCCCTCGCAGCCCGCACGCAAATCTGGGCTGCGATGACCATACGAAGTCGGCGTGTAGCCGGGCTTCCTGATTGAGCCCCGACAGGGTGATTCGGCATCGCGGCAGGGCAACCCGTGTTTAAGACAACCTGGTCGGATGAGTGCGGCGATGTCGCGCTTGTGTCCTCGCGCGAAAGCAGGCGTCGGGCACGCAAACCCACGCTTGTGGTCAGCGCCCACGCGAGCGAACGGCTCGAGCAACGCAGCATTGGCGAATGGGCGATCCAACTCGCGATCGAGTTTGGCGAGAGGTTCTACGCCGGGAAGGGATGCGAAGTCGCGTACCTCAGCCGACGGGCGCTGAAGGCCGCCAAGGCACTGCTCGGACAGCGCGTCGTTGAGGCCGAGAACCTGGCGGTGGTCATCTCCAATGACGGGGTCGTCTTGACGGCCTACCGAGCAAAGCGACCCCTGAAACACTGGCGTGGCGAATGGTGAAGTTCGCCTGTCGCCCCACCCTCTGACGTTCACATGACCACTTTCCTAGTATCACCCGCTGACTGTGACTCCCTGTTCGCCGGATGGCAGCGTGAGGCGAGGTTCGGATCTCGACTCGATGAGCGACGAGATCTCTCCTGCGGCCAAGCTCAAGCGAGCTGCACGCGGCTAGTCCGACGATCGAGGGATGTGCCCCAAAGGCATAGCCACGCGTTTCTGCATGGCGGCATCAGCGGATTCCCACCTCGCTCATCGGAGGTCTCGTCATGGACACACGTCCACAGTCCGTAAGCGGCCACGCTGTCGTTGCGCTCATTGCCACCCGTGGCAGATTCGACCTGCTTCGTGAGCGGGCAATCCCTTCGGTTCTCACCCAGACGCGAACGCCTGACCGGCTCGTGATCGTGGTGGATCGGACCAAGGAAGAGATGCCTGATCAGGATCTCGCACGTCTGAGGCAACAGCTCGAGGCACAGTGTGGTGATCGGCTTCGCGTGACCGTGATGCGCAACCGGCGCACCCCGGCACGAGCCGCCGGCGCATGGAACACCGGGATCGACCAACTGCACCGCGATGCGGGCATCGCTCGTTCCGCCGATCTCTGGTTTGTCGCCATCCTCGACGATGACGATGCCTGGACGCCCACGCACATCGAGTCATGCCTCGAAGCCGCGATCTCTCGCGATCTGAGCATGGTCGCGTCGGGCCTCATCCGGCACGAGTCGCTTGATGGCCCTGGACATCCGCACTCCATTCCCGACGCGCTCTGCGCCCGCGAACAGTTCATTAGGGGCCAGCACCTGCAGGGCTCGAACCTGTTCGTTCGGCTCGACATGCTGCTCTTGGCAGGCGCTTTCGACGAGCACCTCCCGAGCTGCACAGATCGCGATCTGTGCATCCGGCTGGCGGACTTGCCGTCCCTGCGATTCGGTGCGACGTCCGTACACACCGTGCATCACTACGCGGACCCACGTCCAGACCGCCTCACCTCCGCGGCTTCCTCGGCAAAGCACGACGGGCTCACTCGTTTCTGGCGGAAGTACGCGCGCCGCTTCGACGCTGCCGCGAGAGACGCTGCAGCCGCGAGGGCTTTCGAACTGTTTGGTTGGCGGCCGCCAGAGCCCGTTGGGCTGCCAGAGGCGAACATCCCGCCCCTCGTGCCATCGACACGATCGCTCAAGCTTGTCATCGGGTTCGTCACGGACGCCAATCCAAAGCCTCACGTCGAGGGCCTGCTGTCAGACATTCTCGGCTTGAAGTCCCGTCCCGATGTCTCCGGCGTGACTGTGGTCGTCGTCGAGAACGGCCCGCTCCCGAAGGATGGCACGCGCCCGCTTCATGACATCCTCTGTCGCTTCCAGACCGAGGGCCTTGCCATCGAGCTCATCTCGACTGAACGCCAGCGTGAGGACTGGGCTCAGGGTACTCTCGTTGATACGCCGGATCCGTCACGCCAGCGGATGCCGATCGCGGTATCACGCACCGTGCTCAACACGTACGTCGGTCAGTGGGCGGAACGTCATCCAGGTGCGGTGGCGTGGATCCTCGACGACGACAAGCGGCTATCGGTGTCGGTCGACGACGCAGGCTTCACAGCGGTTCGAGCGAGCCCTGACATCGGTGCGCTCCTTGCGCTCCGTGATCAAGGCGTGGACATTGTGATCGGGCCCGATACAGGCGCGGCACCCCTCCCCTTCACGGCAACGCTGCGCATGCAGCTGCTCGATCTGGCTCACCATGTGGCTGTGTGGGAGAGCCAGACTCCGGACAGTCCTTGGATCGACGAGACCGCAGACGACGCTGCGACACGACGATCGCTTCAGGACATCTACTACGACTTGTCGCGGCACACGGATCACCTTGAGACTCCGCTCTCACTCAAGCCATCGAGCGGCAGCGCGACCCACGCGGATGCCCTGACCCTGATCGCGGGCCGAGTGGGGCGACTGCTGGCAGGAGAGCCCGTGTTCCGCCCGCTGGCCACAGAGGCCGGCTCACTGAAGATCGAGTCCGCCATGCCTTCAGTGCAGCGCGGGGGATCGACGATCTTCTTCACCCCGGAACATCTGCTGGCCTATCCACAATCGCTCGCTCGCCTCGGCGATCTGTACGTCCGTCGCTCCGACATGCTCACCGCCATGCTCAAGCGTGAACAGATCGGACTCAACATCGTGATGCACGCATCTGCCGGGGTGCGTCACGACCGCTCCTTCACAACGCCCAGCCGGTTGGATGATGCGACTCTTCTGGCGGACATTCTCGGGTACGCGCTGTATCGCGCGACGAGCGATCTGATGCAGACCAGATCCGAGTCTCGCCGACGCGAGCCTTTGCTGGCTTGGTCGTCTGAAGAGCTCAAGCGTGGTGCTCGTCTCGTTCGGAAGTACACGGAGGAGCGCCTCGCCGCGTTCACGCTCAGCGCATGGCGCGTGCTGGGGCTTGCGGACAGCATTCGCGGCCGAGCACGACGCCTGCTGGCCACCAGGTCGCCGTGGGCCGAAGGCCCTGCACGCGATGCGTTCGGTCGAATCGCTGGCGAAATGGATCTGATCTGCAGCCTTTTCAAGCCAACCGCCGTTGCCCAGTTCGCCGAGAAGGTGCGCAGAGCAGCCTCGGAGAGCAGTGTTCGAGACGCATTCGCATCGATGGACGGGCTGATCAGCGAGTACCGAGCAACGAGGCAGACACCATCCCTTGCAGATACGGTGGTGGCCGCTTCCCGCGAGCAACGGGCCAGGGCGTTGCTGAAAAGGGTGTATGGCACTCGGGATCTGCGTCTGCTTGGTGCTGGCGGAGAGGGGATCGTCTTCACCGACGAGCAGCGGGTGTTCAAGGTCTTCGATCTGCTCAAGCGGCGACCGAATCACGACACGCTCGCAACTCTGAAGGGCCTTGCTGCACGCATCGAGACTCCCACGCACCTGTACCCGCTCACCCGAGTCGAGGCACGAGACGAGACGCTGCTCTTGGTGTATCCCTTTGAGGCCTCAACGCCTTACTCGGGCGGCCACGGCGCGGAACTGCTGGCACTCCTCCGAGAGTGCAAGTCGTACGGGATCACGTTCAGGAACATGCATCCAAAGAACCTCCGCGTGACCCCAAGCGGGCTGAAGCTCATCGACTACGGGTCGGACATTCGCCCGTTCAGCGATGCGGACTATCGAGCGATGGCGGAGCGGGCGTGGCTGACTTGGCGTTGGCCGCACCGCGCCGATCTCGATGAACTCATGCGACGAGCTCTCGTGGACAAATCGATGCCGGAACTCGATGGATTTGAGCGGTTCTGGAAATCGCTAAATGAAGAGCGGCCTTCCGCGACTCGCATCGTGTCGGCAATCGTTGACCCGATCATCCTGGAATCTGGGGCGCAGAGCGTTTTGGACTACGGATGTGGGAAGAAGGCCCGGAGTGCTCGCCACCTCGCTGAAGCCGGGCTCCGGACAGTCGGCTTCGATCCCGGTGTTGACATGCCAGGCCGTTGGCAGTCCCTCGGAGTCACGCCGCCGTGTCTGACGCTGACCTCTGATCGACTCGCCGCGTTGAACGCGGCCCCGTATGACGCTGTTCTCTCGTCGCTTGTCATCTGCGAACTCGGTGACGACGCGGCGTACGAGCAGGTTCTCGCCGACCTTCGCGCCGCAGTGAAGCCTTATGGCCTGGTCGTGATCACGCTCTGCAATCCGATTGCGACATTCGGGGGGCCCACCAATCTCCATCGCAGGCGAGACCTCCCGGCGGGCAAGTGCTATGACGACTCCTTCTGGTACGTCGAGAACGCCGAGACCGGGGCTGGACGCAGGGAGTTCCACCGTCCGCTGGCGAAGATCGAGCGAGATCTCTTGAGGCATGGACTGCGGGTGGAACGCCGCATCGCGAGTGAGACCGTCGATACGGAACGCTTCGAGCCCGCCTCCGACTTCCTGACGCTCGTGTGTCGACCTGTGCAGGTTGAGCGATCCGCCCCGCGAGTGTCCCTCGTGATCAAGACCTGCGCGATGGAGGCCGCCACGATCGAGAGGCAGGTGACGCACCTTGTACGCCAGCTCGAAGGACCACGCGTCTTCTGCGAGCGCGTTCTCGTTGTCGACTCTCTTCGCGACGGCTTCGTGCGCCAGCACTCATCAGCCAACCTTGACGAACTCATGCAAGCGACGGAGAGACTGCGTTCCCGTGGTGTCGTCGACCGCGTCATCGTCAGTCCAGGCCCGGGAGCGTCCGCCAGTGTGGTGATGCGGGAGTGGTTCGATGTTGACTACCAAGGAGCCCACAGCGTTCACGGAGCTCCGCTCGTCGCTCCACTTCTGGCCTTCGAGCAGTGCGTGGGCGAGTACATACTGCAGGTGGACTCAGACATTCTCGTTCAACGGACTTCCCACACCGACGACTACCTCTCCGAGATGATCCAGGCGATAGAAGGCGATCCGAAGGCCGTGACCGCATCGCTCAGCGTTCCTCAAGCAGCCGGCACCAGATTCACCGGGTGCAACGACGGAGCGCCTTGGCGTGTGGAGGTTCGCGCGTGCCTGCTTCACCGCGAGAGACTCCTGGCGGCGCGGCCCTTCCTCAACCCGTTGGCTGACGGGCAACCGTCGGCATCCTGGCACAGGGCGATGGATCAAGCCGCGATGACCGGTCGTATTGCCTCGCTCCGCGGAGGTTCGGCTCAGACCGCATTCGTGCATCCCCCAAACGAGCTCAAACGGAGCCGTGAGGACTGGATGTTGCTGCTCGATCTCATGGAGAAGTTCCCGGTGCCCGCGGCTCAGGTCGGCAGAGTGGATCTCGCGGGCGGCCCCTTGGACTGGGTGCCTCGCAATCGCTCGGAGCCGTTCATCTTCGTGATCACCGGTCGCAATGTGCCGCCCGGCCGCATGGCGCGGTGTCTTGAGTCCATCGGAGCTCAGCAGAGCTCGCATTGGGGTGCCGTGGTCATTGACGACGGCTCCGGTGGCCTGTCTCGCGAGGCACTGCAACTGGCGGTTGGGCCTTGGAGTGATCGGGTGACGTTGATCCAACCGAGAGAGCGCCGAGGGCAGCTCGCGAACATGACGCTCGCGATCCGGCATGTGTGCACCGATGCCAACAGCGTCATCGTCACTCTGGACATGGATGATGCGCTCATCGGTTCCAGGGTGCTCGATCGAGTCGCCGAGGCCTATGTTGATGGAGCACAGGTTACGGTCGGCTCGATGCTCCGCACCGACAAGCATGTGGAGTATCCGGTCACTCTTGACTCGCCACGCCAGGCTCGCGGTGGCAACGTGTGGCAGCACTTGCGCACCTTCCGCAAGTACCTGTTCGACGCGATCCCGGATCACGATCTGCGTGTCGGCAACCGTTACGCTGACATCGCGGTCGATTGGAGCTTCATGCTGCCGATCGTCGAGATGGCCGAGCGACGGGTCTGGATCCGCGAGCCGCTGTACCTCTACGAACCGTCCGGAATGGGCAAGGGGGCCGATCGGCCAAAACGAGAGTCTCAGATCGCGGCGTTGGTTGCCAAGAGTCCCCGTCGCCCCCGTCTCTCCAGCGATGTTCTTGTGGCTCTTCCACCGGAGCGGATCACGAGCGAGATCTGGGGGCACGGCGGCGGAATCCTGTTCCTGCGGCATGGTGAACGGCCGTCTTTCGCCGGATTGAGCGCCGAGCAGAAGGACGCGGTGCACCTCACCGCGAACGGCCACAAAGAGGCCGAGTCACTCGGCTCCAGGCTGGGTGGTGGTGTCGCGTTCATGTCGAGTCCTGTGTTGCGGGCCATGCAGACGGCCAGGGCGATTGCTCGCGGAGCAGGCAGCGATGAGCAGTCGCTGATAGCTCTCGATTCGCTTGTCGACTTCCGCGTTGCCGATCGTGATCTCTATGAACTCATCAAAGCCCGATTGGGGTGGGCGGGACTCATGGGGGCGTGGATGGACGGCTCGCTCATGCCTGGAGTCCTCGTCCCCTGCGATCAGTTGGTTCAGCGAGCCATCCGTGACGTGTCCTCCGCTGTTCGTCGGACGGGCGCTCATCGCGCTGTGGCCGTGACGCACGACTTCTTCATCATGGCAGCGCTGGCTTGCCTGAGAGGTGTCCGTGTCACTGCGGTGCCGTACCTTGGCGGCGTGTTTGTGCCGTGCGACGAGGTCGACCATTGGACGTGCGAGGAGGTGCGAGCGTGAAGCCTGCCACAAGCACGATCCCCACTCATCGATCGCCCCTTGATCGGTCACTCCGTGGACTCCTGCGCGAGGTCCGATACTCGGTTCGTCACTGCCTCGGTCGTTGGAGAGCGCGTCGCGTGGCCTTCCAAGGCAAGAGGCTGAATCTGGGGTGCGGCAAGTACCTCATTCCTGGATGGATCAACGCTGACCTGTATCGACAGGCCGACGTGATGTTCGACATCCGTGCCCGCTGGCCCATTTCCGACGGGCAGTTAGTCAGCGTCCGCCTTGAGCATGTCTTGGAGCACGTCGCCTATCCGGACGAGGCGCTGCACGTCCTCGCAGAGTGCTACCGCGTGCTGAACCCGGGTGGCACTGTCCGAGTCGGGGTGCCGGATACAGAGAAGGCCATTCGGGCGTATGTCGAAGGCGAGCACGCGCACTACTTTCGCATGGCTCGGGAACGATGGCATCCACCGGAGGTCCAGTTGCCGATCGAGCACCTGAACTACCACTTCCGGGATCGTTTCGGCGAGCATCTGTTCGCGTATGACTGCCAGAGTCTGTCACGCCTTCTCTCCCGCGCAGGATTCACTGGCATCGCGTCAGCACCATTTGATCAGACCATCGACCGAGCGGAACGTGAAGAGGGCACACTCCGACTCTCGGGCACCAAACCGTTGCAACAGGAGCCGCGTCAATGAGATCCCAATCCCGTCGAAAGGTGATCGCAGTGGTTGGCGACGCCGTGGTTTCTGCCGGTTCACCGAAGGACATGCTCGCCGAAGAGATCGGGCGCGCACTCGTTGACGCGGGCTACCGCGTGATGACCGGTGGACTGGGCGGCGTCATGGAATCTGCGTGCCGTGGGGCGAAGTCGTCGAGCCGATACGCTCAAGGCGACACCATCGGGGTACTGCCAGGGCATGATCCCGCCGAGGCCAATGCGCATGTCGACATCGTCATCCCCTCCGGTCTCGATCACGTCCGCAACTCGGTGGTGGCCCACGCGGACGCCATGATCGCGATCGGCGGGGGAGCGGGCACGATGTCGGAGATCTGTCTCGCCTGGATCTACAAACGGCTCATCATCGCCATGAGGGTTGACGGGTGGAGTGGCCGTGTTGCCGGTCAACGGATCGACGACCGAATCCGGTATGCGGACGAGCCAGACGACCAGGTGTTCGGAGCGGACTCCGTTGAGCAAGCGATGGCTGTTCTGGCGTCGCGGCTACCGCGATACGGTGCCCAGCACCACGGCGTGCGGCGTCGCCAGTGAATCGGCCTTCCACCTTTGACATGCGGTGCTGCCCCCGTTAACCCCTCCGCCCGTCAAACCGAGACTCCGAGAGTTCGAGAGGATTTCGACGCACCCATGACGAGACACCCGGTGTCCTGACCGGTTGGCTCTGAATCGGTCTCGAACCGAGAGCGCGGCGGGCCAAGCCCCGAAATCGCCAAAACGCCGGGATTCTGCGGGCTTTCTGGCCAACCCGCCGCGAAGGGCGAAACGGGCGGCCTGTAAACCAAACGACCCCGCCGTGAGGCGGGGTCGGAAGGAAGCTCCTCCACCAGGACTCGAACCTGGAACCTAGCGGTTAACAGCCGCTCGCTCTACCATTGAGCTATGGAGGAATCGCCCGCCGCGGGTGCCTCCTCATCGGCTGGATGAGGCC